TAAAACTATTACACTAATAAACATTTTACAAAGACTTTATGGTATTTAACGAAGTTGTATTTAATAGTTTTTTTATCTTTGTTTTTTGCTTTGCGTGGCAATTTACACGCTACAAAAACAACAAAGCCGTAGGACGGCAATTGATAGAGCTTAATAATGCACAACTGTGTGGCATGAACGAAAATAACTTCTTATTGGGTTGCTACGGGGTTACCCACCTCGTCCCAGACGGATGCTGCCACCCTACACTAGCAAGTAAATCATGTGCAAAGGAAATTATACGATAGCAAATTGGCACATAGAATATAAATGCTGGCTGAAAAATTGCATTTGCTTTGATACTATACTGTATTACTGCTTATGCACTAACAAATATTGAATACTAGCACCACGCTACACACTATATATATTTGCTATCGGTACGGGTGTCTACTCAATAGACATAATTATAATATATTACATGTAATGCAGCTTACAAAATGCAACACATTACAAACAAGCACAATGCATGCAGGTACAAGGCATGCGTGTAAAACTAAAACGGAAGTGAAACGACATGACATTTGTAAAAGGGCAAAGTGGTAATCCGGCAGGCAAGAAAAAAGGTACAAAGAATAAGTTTACCGAGTTTAAGCAGTTACTAACGCAAGCGTTGTACTCACGGCAGGAGGAGTTGCGGCATGTAGACTTTGAACAGTTGTTGCATGCATGGGTGCGGCTAATGCCTAGGGACATGTCGCTAAAGGTAGAGCCCAACATAAAATACATAAGCAATGTGCCACGTGATGAAGAAAGCATGCTTACCGCACCGGATGCCGCAAAAGAGAATATAGCACAAAAGGGAAGTAGTAAGGGTGGTAGTCCACAGGCTAGTGTCGTAGAGAAATCGGATTCTAGTAATAAGGAAGGCAAAGATGTTGGGTATGGGTTAAGTGTAGAGGAAGTAGAGGAGGAGGAGGCTTTAGGGGTGGTAGAGGCTGATTCTAATTCTAGTCAGGATCAAGATGGTTAGTTGTTGTGCTAGTAATTGTATAAGGCAGTGTAAGAGTGTGGTAGTGGGTGGTAAGTCGTTAATCAATACTGCGGGGTTTTCGGTTGAGAGGACTTGCAGGTATAAAGATGTAGGGGAGTGTCCGTATAGTGGAAGAGTATATAGGTCAAGAGGAAATACAGATAGAAAATAATTATGTTCCAACGGCAACGCAGGAAGTGGCACATAGGGCAGTGCAGCGGTATAAGTTGTTTGGTGGAGCTATGGGTGGAGGTAAGACGAGGTGGTTGTGTGAGGAGGTAAAGGATCTTGTTTTACGGTATCCGGGTAATAGGGTAATAATGGCTAGGTATCATTTATCGGATTTCAAGAACAGTACGTTAAAGACGTTGTTAGAGTGTTTACCGCAGGAGTTAGTAAGGAATCACAATCAAGCGGATCATACGATATATGTAAAGAACGGTTCAGAGATAATATATATGGGTATGGCTGAGGAGCAGAATATAAGTAAGATAAAGAGTATGGAGATAGGTGCGTTTGCTTTAGATGAGGCGTCGGAGATTCCTAAGGAGCAATTTTTGTTGTTACAGTCAAGGTTAAGGCGTAGGTTACCCAGTGGTGTGTTTCCGCCTTATTATGGTTTGTTAGCTACTAACCCCGATGATTGTTGGTTAAAGGATGATTTTGTGTTGGGTGGTGGTGGTACAGATTATATTTTTATACCGTCCTTACCTAGGGATAATCCTTATTTACCGGAAGACTATGAAGACATGTTACGTAAGTCTTATCCGGAAGATTGGGTCAAAATTTTTCTAGAAGGGTCGTGGGAAGATCTTGTTGCTGGTGATACGGTGTTGTCGGCTAGTGATATTAGGATGGCAGTTAATCGTGAATTAGTAGTTGTAGACAAACCAATAGTATCCAGTGATATAGCTCGGTTTGGGGATGATGAGATAGTGTTACAGTATGCCAATGGCAACTGTTTAATGGAGCAAGATATAAGTGTTAAGAAGTCCTTAATGGAAACGGTTGGCAGAATCATCAATATGCGTAAGAAGTATAATGCTCGTTTGTTGGTGGTAGATGATGCTGCGTTAGGTGGGGGTGTTACTGACAGGTTACGTGAGATGAAAGAAAAGGTTTTAGCGATTAATGGTGGTAATAAAGCCGTTAATGAACTTAAATTTACAAACCTAAAGAGTGAAATGTGGTGGTATGCTAGGGAGCAGTTTAAGAA